GGCCATTTCCTCTGACGCTGTGTCGGTATGTTTGTTCTTTTTGAAATTTTGTTTGCTGAGAGCATGTTTTCCGTGCTGCCAGGTGCTCTCACATCCAGCAACCTTGGGAACTTTTTTGAGGGACAACCTAACCTCTCCGTGAATACGGTCTTCGGGGGAACGCCCCATGGTGGTCGATACAACGCAACCCACGCTTAGCTCTGACTGTAGTTCCAAGTCATCAAAGCTACAGTAACTGCGGCGCTGTTGAGTGGTTTCGGTGAAAACACCAGGCACCAACATCCGAGCCTTAAGTTTAGGTGAGCTTTCTATGAACCTACTCTGCATACCAGTCCATGACGGAGGTGGGAGGGCCGACATCCTCGCCACTAAGTCTCCGTTTTTGGGCATGCGTTTAATCAAGTCGGCTATCTGATCAAAGAACTGCTTCCCATGAAAGAAGGCCTCAGCTTGTGCAGAAGCACATGCGGCAGCAAACTGCTCCTCAGCACTCACACTCTTGGAAGGAATGGTGTACAACAACATCTTGTAAATACTGTTCTTGTCAAGACAAGCAACCTTCATCCCAGGAAAGCTCTCATGGTCAACATACTTCCTCTTAAGAAATGTGACATCACGTTGGGGAATGTAAGGCACAGACTCTGAAGTTTTATCAGCCATTGTGTAAGTGATCCCAATATCAGAGAAAACTGCCTGAATATTTGTGTGGTTGTAATCCGGGTACTTGGGTGGCACTTTGATCTTAACATCATCACCAAGGGTTCTTATAAAGACGTTGCGGAAAAACTCCAGTGCTAACTGTCTAAATTCCTCCCTACTGTCTCCTGGCCGTTTATGTATCACAACAAAAGCGTAACAGTGTAGCAACACATTGCATACACAATTGAAGAAAGTCGTTAACTGGTGACCAGAAGCCTCACCGCCCAACAGTGTGATCAACTCACCAAAGAAATTGATGGTGGGGCTACACATGTCAGCTAACAACACACACAAAATGACGAACTCTCGTGGGTCATAATTCCCGCTTACCTTAGCAAGATGTTTGAACACCTCCGCAGCGCCGTTGCTAATAAGCAAACTCAAAACAGCTTCGAAAGCTTGAAAGTCCCCAGCGCACCAATTATCACCATCTATCTTCCCTGACAGCTTGTCTAAATCATCCCACTCCTCTGAATGGGTGTTCAAACCAACTGCCATACCAAACAGGTCCCTGCGTCTGACCATAACCCTACACATAGCCATCACACTCATCCTCATGTTGGTCAAGAACGCCAACTGACACATGTAAATGGCACGTGCCTTGCCCTTCGCGACCTTTGCGACAGACAACATCTCATCCTTCATGCATGCGTCGTAGACTGCATGGGGTCGGATGTAGTTAGCGGCATTTTCCCGCATGTGGTCGACTTCCGCAATCACACTTGAGTCATACTTCCTGAAACTATCCCATTCTTCAAACTTCTCTGGTTCGCTGAGAAACTGTAGCTTGGCACCACGCCTCCCATGGCCACCTGATGTCGTAAACTTCTGAGCGTCCATATTGGGCACAGAGGGGAACCCATTCACTGCTACATTGATGGGAACTGGATGTATGTCGGCCAGATCTTCCTCTGACAAACCATCGGTGATGTGCTCACAATAAGCTTCGACGCATGCCATCCAAACTGTCTCACTCATGCTATGCGTGGGATGTAAATAGTTGGCGAGAATCATCTGGGGTTGCTTCCAACCAGAATTCACAGGTCTCCGTAGATTGTCCACAATCGGCGGGTCGAACTTGGCCCCTTCGGCCAAAACAAAGTCCGCGTGCGGTGTTTTCTTGCCTGTGAAAGTAGGTCTAGCGACAAAGCCTCTAAGCTGACCGTGGACGACAACTTGTCCTGTCTCATGGTAATCTGTGTAGAGCTTGTCTGACGGCCTGAGTTCATGTTCGGATTGAGCCAATACACCACTTGTCTTAAGGACGCCGACCTCAGGGTAGAGCTCGTCATCAAAATCGTCCCTGTAAATGGGCAAGCTCCAAGCCACATTCATACTAGGGACATAACCACAGTGTAAGCCAACTACCACAGCACCTAGAGGGGAATGCACCACCAGTGGACTGCCACAATCACCCATCGTTGTGGGCACAGTTGGGCAGCACCTCCAGGCCAACGTCATTACATCAGGCGCTCCTTCCATACCACGGAGGTAATCTTGGACCACACCTTCGCAATCGAGCTTGCGAAGCGAGCCATCAGGCTGCTTGATCATATAACAGCTCGACCCCAAACTCTGGTAAGATTTCTCCACCAACAGATGCTTGATGTTCTTGAAAAGGTGAGGTAAGGACATCGTTGTTATGATGCAGAGGTCCCTAGATGGCAACCGCTTAAGCATTTCTGGTTCAATAGTTATACTAACACTAGGTTGCACACCATCTGGAGTTTTGGGCCCGCACCACACGTTCAACATACATCTATCAAGTATAGCATGGTTGTTGATTGCGATGGTACGTGAATCTACCACTAGCACACGTGTCTTAGCAGTACTAGGTTTGCCGTCACGCTCACCTTTCACCTCAGCATAACAGGCGTTGTGCCTCAACTTATTAAAGCACTGGTCCATATTGTGGGGGCGTTTAGGATGAACATCAAACTTAGTGATGGATCTCTCAGCTGTCATCCACACATTCTTCCTGTCCCCGTCTCTGGGTGTGGGCTTGCGCCCAACCGCGTCTAGATCCATCTGTGTCTCAACCGGTGCTGCAACATCTTGCGAAGCATAGCTAGAGAGCCTGTAAATGATAGCCACGATACTAGCAATTGACAAGACACCAAGTATGGTCTTGATGTATGGGTTGGCACCACCAAGTTTCTCGTCAAAGCGCCTGCCTGCTCGCTCCAAAATCTCCCTCGGATGATCCCTAAGGCTCAGGCTGACGCACCAACCGATAATCGGCATGACGCCAGGTATGGCTAGGAAGAAGTTGGTCGAGGCATACAACCAGGGTTTATCGAAGTACATCCTCGCATACCAGATACCCACGCTTTGGAACCAACTCAGAGCAGTTTTCTCATCTAAGAGATAAGCCCTCGTCCTAGCCCTCTCAGGGTCTTCAGGTTCACTACAGTGGAACTTCACGTAGTCGAATCCCCCTCGTATAACATCGGACATGGGCCAGCCTTGAGCGATAAACCTAGTGGCGTGCTCATACAAATACACATCAAGCACAACCTGTTCTCGGTCAGTCAATGTACCTGTAAATTTCAAGACAGTGGCTCTAAGACTCTTCATCTGTGTCTCCATGAAGAAACATGGTTTACCGATCCTGGGTGTGAATGTTAGATAATCTTCGGTGTCGGCTGAATCCTCGAATGCGGTTTCTGCCAATTCATCAAGTTTCTCTCTGGGTCCTAATTTGACAAACTTATCCATGTGACTCCTAATGTACTTCCTTACGTCAGAAACTGCCTCATCATCAGTCTTGTTGCCAACATAATGTGGGTCCAACCACCTAGTCACACACACTTCGGTCCAAAGGGATTGAAACATCATCTTGTCAGAAGGCTCCTTGGCGTACACGGACATAAACTCCCTGCGTAGGGCGTGTAGCTTCTCAACCCTAACACTCGAATGAGCAGGTAAGGGTTGCTGGCGGCCACTCTGAACAATTGTGGGGCTATCGTTCAATATTGGCCCTTCTTTATCACATTGGCAAATGGAAATGGGCAAGAGACAGTCACAAACCTTCTCAGGACCAATCTCCGAAACTGTCTTCATTAACTTGTCCTGCTGGGCGATGTGCTTACGAAACACAGGAGTCAAATACTTAAGAAGGCCAGCATAGTCAAACACCTGGACCGAACCGTCAGGGTTACAGACGGGCAAAAACTCACCCTTCATGCCATTAATCTTCGGAAGACAGATGTAATAATTCCACAAATCAGGATACTGCACACCATCTGGTATCTTAGAGGTGTCCATCCT